CATAATGAAGGATAATTATTGAAAGCAGTAGCATGTAAATAATCGTTGGAACCTATCATTGTATATGTTGGAATAGTATTTGGAGTATTAATAGATGGATATCCTCGAGGAAGAGTATTTAGTTTTGAATTTTTATAATTGTTCCTTCCAGAACTACTATCTAAATTTATATTCCCTTGCATCTATTTATTTGCGATTAGATTTCTTCGACTTTCTTCCTCGTTTAGTAACTTTTTTTCCTCTTCTAGTAGATTTTCTAAATCTACGTTTTCCTCCTGTCTTCAAACAGGCCGGATTTGCTGAACGAGCATCATAAGGAATCTGTAATTGAACTGGACCACCTACAGAATCTACAAAATCACTTGGTTTATTAGAATATCCTGCCGTAGGAGCATAATATGCTTGATTATCATTATAGACTCCTCCGTTTTGTAGAGCAGCAGCATCAAGAACTACACCAGAAGTTCGTGTATCTACTAAACCTCCTTCGCATTGACCTCGTGATATTACTGCCATACCAGCAGAAGGACCAGCAGAACCAATACCATTAATAGGACCTTGTCCTACATCTACTGAATATAAACTACCTCCTGTCAATACTGGAGATCCAACCGCATTTGCAATAGCTTCACTTCCTAAATTTTGTCGCATGCCTCCTTCAAATCCGGGAAGACCGCCAGTTCCTTGAATAGGACCTACAAGTCCTGGACGAGTTGCTGATAAACAATCTGGAATTAAAGGTGTCCCATGAATTACTTCTTGAGCATATGGGGTTTCTGGAGCAACAGCCGCTCCAAATGTATATCCAGCACCTTTTTGGTTTCTTCTTTGTTTTTGTTTTCTAGATTTCTTTACCATCTACTATATTTTAAGATTAATTTATAATACCAATAATTTCATATCGTTTAAAATTTTCATTAAAAAATATTTTTACCATCATTTCATTAGTGGTCATATTTTTTAGAGTTTTACTTAATTCAAGTTGTTGAACAGCAGCGCGAGATAACGAATTTCCCATTTCATCATATAATTCATATAAATCTGGCATTTCAGGAATACGAATCGCTTTTGCTTGTGTTTGTGTTTGTGTTTGTGTTTGTTGTTTTTCTTCTTTTATATTTACTACTTTTCTAGAGGAAAAACTCTTATTTTCTGGAACTTCTCCTTCTCTCAATAAAGATCTACCGTAATATCCTTCAGTAATCTTTGCTTTTGTTTGTGCTTCATTAATCTTAAAAACAAATCGTCGTTTTCCTGGCATATCAGGAATAAGATGTATATTTGTAAATTCAGTAACTTTTTCTAAGTCATTTAAATATGAAAATGGTTTTGGTTCAATTATTGTACTTATAATTCCTCCCAGTAATCGAACATCAGGCATCCAATGTTTTTCAACAAACTCTTTCATAATATCACGACGTTTTGTAAATGTTTCTGATTCAAATATATTTTTATTTCTCCATATATATATATCTTCAAATAATAAACTATGATTAATAGTATCCATACTAACTATAAAGACTGAACCACTATTAACTTCAGCACTTACTCGTAATCGTAGAATATAGCATAGAGGAAGTCCATTTGTATATTCTCTCTCTTTTTTTGAAAGATTATATCTCACAAAGACTGGAACATTATTAGGTAAAAATACTAGAAATCCTGGTTCAACCTTTGAAGTATATGTATGAACAAAGAAAGTATTTTTTTTCAAAATATTTTCTTCTGTTATTCTGTTATCCAAATTTAGTCTTTGACCAATTACTAAATCTCGACAATAATTATTTAAATATTCAATTACTTTATTTTGTTGATCTTTATTTGCCTTTTTTAGATTAATAGCATGTGTATTTCTATGAGAACTTTGTAGATTTCCTTGTGCTATCTGCTGCTGCGTCATTTTACTATATAATATATCTGTTGTTTTTTAGACCATTTTAGAATGAAGCGTAATTAGGATCTGTTTTTGTATCATCAGCACCTATACCATCTAACAAGCCCCCAGATTGAATAAATTCAGGTTTAAAAGGTTGTAATGGCTGAGAGCTATTTAATATTCTATTAGAGGCAATTTCAGAATTTGTTATTATTTTTGTACCAATATTCATTATACCGGGGCTAAATGATCTTTCAGGATACCGTAAATTATCTTGTATATTTTGGGATCCATAATTTTCATCCAATGGGTCATTTGCTATTACATCATAATTATCATTTAATCTAGCAATTGAATCTGATACTCTAGCATTTGGTGGATTTGGTCCAGAAGGAGATATTTCATGTATAGGAGGTATAACAGTTTCAACGGGGCTTTTTATTATTGTTGCTGGAGCATGAGGTATATTTATTGATGACTGTGTAAAATTTTCACTTTTATTAAAATAATATGATATTAATAAATATAAAATAGATACTATAACTAATATAATTACAATTGTATAAAAATTATCAATACCCTTTTCCATCTATGATAGTATTTAAAAAGAAAAAACCTATAGTATTAGAAATGGCAAATTCTAGTCCCTCTAATCCCTCTACTACCTCTAGTTCTTCCACTTTATCTTCATTAGTTCAAACACTCGTTGCTCAAGCATTAGAATTACCATCGGCAAAGATAGATCCTAGCAAGTGGTCTCTTGACGTTGTATTACAGGTTGCTGTAGAGGTCGCCGGACTCGTAAAGAATGCTTCTCCTTCTTTACAGACAAAACAGCAGTTGTTTGATCTTTTACTACAGGTTGTGAATGCGTTACTTGATCAATTACAGGCAAAGGAATTAAATAGCATCGCATCACTTCCTCAAGACTCATCCACTGTTTCTGATGCGGTTGTACAGCGTTGGGTAAATCTAAAGGCAGTTGTGAATACGACACTTCCGGTTGTATTTTCTTATACTTCTCATTTATCACTTCCTCCCGCTGTCGCCAATTGTTTCTCATGTTTTGCTGCGAACGTTGTTGCGATTGAAGAGAAAGTTGTTGCCGCTCTCCCTGTTGTTGAATCTGTAGTTGCTTCTGCTCTTCCTGTAATCGATGAGGTCGCTGTTGCTTCTGGAAATACTGCGGTTGTCGCTGTTGTTGAGAAAGTGGAGGCTGATTTACCAAAGGTTGTATCTGTTGCTGAGTCTGTTTCTTCTGCTCCTCTTCCTCAATCATCGTAATAGTATATGGAATATAATTATATGTTTCAATAGAAAATACATGGAATGGAATATTTCCATTGAATAATTCGCAAAGTTCTCCAGAATCATTTCTTTCAATAATTTTATACATAGTAAAATTATTATCAGATAAAAAACCTTTAATATTTCCAAAATCATAAATAGTTAAATCATTATCTTTATTATCTTTATTATTTTCATTATAAATAATTAAGTATTTCATATTACTATAGTATAATATTATGAAATACTTAGGCGGCCTACAAAAAATAAATAAAATTGAGAAATTCACTTTAAGGAAATACTCTAGTATTATATAATGGCCACATCAGTTTTAATTCTTACTCAAAAAGCAGAAGTAAAAGTTGCGAAACTTACAGTAGAAAATGAAGTGAATCTAGAACATATTCAAAAATATTTTAAAAAGAAAACTGAAGTTGAAATTCTAGGCAGCTATAATTATAAATCTATAACTTTATTCTTATTTGGTTTTACAAAAGGAAAGGCAGGAACTGAAAATAAACATGAACTTCCTCCTCCTCATGATACTACAGTAGCATTTGGAGATATTATGTTAATTGCTTCTAAAAATGAAAGATCTTTTGCGAATCCAGTTCCTTTTAAAGTAGAAGATTATGAACTATTTTATTCACGAGCATTTGGAGGAGAAGATATTGATGATTTAGATGATGAAGATGATGAAGATGATTTAGTAGAAGAAGAAGAAGTAGATGATGTTGAAATAGAAGAAGAAATTGTGGAAGATGATATAGATGATGAGAATCATGAACAAAATTCGTATGTATCAGATGAAGATGAAGAAGAAATTGTGATTATTAAAAAAGATAAGAAAAAAACAAAAATATCAAATGTAAATTTAACATCAAGTTATATTCATCCAGATAAACAACTTAATGAAAATTCAGATAAATTAAAATCTGAATATAGAAAAAAAGTTACTAGTATTATTGAAAATTTATTTGATTTTACATCGGAAGAAGTAAATACTTTTGAAAATGAAATATATAAAGCATCATTGGTAGAAAGTGATGCTAAACATATTATTAAAGATTGGGCTAATAAATCATATAATATTTTATATAAAAGTATCGCAAGAAGATGTATTGGTAATTTAGCACCATCATCATATGTAAAAAATACTGAATTATTTGAGAGATATAATAAACAAGATTATTCTTTTAAACAAGATTATTCTTTTAAACAAGATTATTCTTTTAAACAAGATTATTCTTTTAAACAAGATTATTCTTTTAAACAAGATTCTCCTCTTTCATTTAAAGATATTTGCTCAATGAGTTATTATGATTTATATTCATCTAAATGGAAAGAAAATATTGAACAACAACAAAATATTGAGAAAAGACAACTTGAAGGAAATAAATCAATGGCAACAGATCAATTCTTATGTACTCGTTGTTTTAAGCGTGAATGCACATATTATGAAATGCAAACACGTTCTGCTGATGAACCTATGACAATTTTCATTAATTGTTTGAATTGCGGAAAGAACTGGAGACAATAAAAATTAGAATAGAATACAATGACAACTAGATCTCCGGCAAAAATCTCTACAACTTTATTTGGAAAGAATGGAACAAATCCTCTTCCTATAATTGAAAAATTATGGGAGTTTTATTCTTTAAAAGGAATTAAAACAGTTTTTATTTCTTTAGGAACTTCTTCATCTCCTCTTGGAGAATTAGAAATTGCTGAAACTCTTGGATGCCCTCTTCATATTGTAGAAACAAATGAAGAAAAAGTATCTTTATGGAATAAAGTAATAATAATTTTAAAAGAACGTAAAATATCTGATGATTCTAACTGTGATTTTACCAATGATGTTCAAAATAAATGGGTTCTTCCTAAGAATATAAAAGTAAGTTCTCAACTTCCTTTCTTTTTTACTGGTGTAATGGAAACTGAAAATGGCTCTATTCATACAATTGATATGAAAGAATATGTAAAATCTATTTGTAATAATATGAATATTTTAGAAGATAATCATCGTATTGATTTTTTAAATATACAACTTGGATCAAATCTTGAAGAAAGTCTTCTATATTGTGTAACGAATAATTGCTATCGCCCTGGTATGATTTGTGTAAATTATACAAATAAGCCCGATTCAAATCTTATAACTACACAAGTAGCTGGACATCTACATAATATTGGTTATGTCTTAATTGCGAAAGAAGAAAATAAATTTTTATATTTATTTAATGATAAAAATGTTTATGAATTTGCCAGTTATGAAAATATAATAAATGATAATCCTCTAACATATGAGATTATAAAATCAACTGGTTTTTATAATTCTTCTTGAAATATAGATGCCTGAAGTTATTCTAAAATCTCCATTACAAGAAAAAAAAATGTTTTTTATGTGTAAATATAATAAATTTAAAAATAGAAAAGTATATACATATTCTGTTATAGGATCATACTTATATCTATCAAAAATATATATTAAAAATAGGGATGACAACATTAAAGAAATATAAAAATAGATTTGAAAAAAATATAATAATCCCCGAGGTGTCTACAAATAAAAATATAATTGGTGATAATTTTTATTCGTATATAAATTCTTCTTGGATAAAGAAAGCACATATTCCAGATTATAAATCGTCATTCAGTGTTAATGAAGAAATTGAAAAAATAATAGATGAAGATTTATTATTTCTTATTAATTTATGTAGTAAATTTGCTGAAAAAGGAGAAAAAGTATCATCATTTAATAATATTTTAAAAGATACTATTGGTAGATTTGCTCTATCATCCAATCGTAGTTCAGTAAAAAAAAATAGTATTCAATTCTTATATAAAACTATACAAAATCTTTATTGTATTCGTTCAATTGATGATATTGGTGAGGTTTTAGGATTTTTTTGTAGAAATAAAATTAATACTATTGTATCATCATTTATTCAATTAGAAAGAACACAAAATGATAAAACCATTTATACACTATATATATCAAGTGGAATATTAGGATTACCAGATATTAGTTATTATAATGCTACAGCACCAGGAAAATTACATACATTATATGCTTATATTGAAATGATTAAAGATGTTTGTAGAGAATTAAATATAAATGATCTTTCTAGTGGTGTTACATTAGAATCTTATTTTGCGGGTCATATAGATAACATAAATAATGATGAAAGTTTTTTATCAACTGGAAAAGAATTAGAAGAAGATTTTAAAGATTTTCCATGGAGAATTTTTTTTGAAAGTTTAGGAATTCAAGATTGGAAAAAAAATACATTTCGTATTCAATCAAAAAAATATATACAAATTTTAGAAAAATCTTTTCAAACAATTCCTCTAGAACAATGGAAAATATTATTTATGATACATCTTATTATACATGCCTTACCTATTCTACCTTCTCCATATGATAATATTCATTTTGATTTTTATGGAAAACTGTTATCTGGAAAAAAGAAAAAAATGAATCAACAACTTTTAACATTGGAACTAATAAAACAAACTCTTACAACTCCTTTATCTATATTATATAAGAAATCATTTTTAAAAAATTCTTTAAAAATAAAAGCAACAAATTTTATTAGTAAAATTCGTTTATCCGCAATAAAGCAAATTGAAACAAATACATGGCTAGAACCATCTACTAAAAAGATAGCATCAGAAAAAGTAAAAGATATGGTATTAAGTATTGCTTGGCCTGAAGAAACAATACCAATTGTTTTGCCGAATCTTCAAACTGATAATTTATTACAAAATATATATTTATTAAACTCAGCAATAACATCTGATGAAATTAAATTATTAAATAAAGAGTCTATTCCGGGAAAAATGTGGTCTGAAGCATCATATATTGTAAATGCTTTCTATTATAATGAAATTAATGAATTTATTATCCCAGCAGGTTCATTACAGTATCCTTTTTTTTGTGAGAATAATATATGTTCTAAAGGATGGAACTATGGAGGATTAGGATGTGTAATAGGACATGAGATGATTCATGCGTTTGATGAAGATGGTAGAAAATATGATGAACATGGATTTATGAAAAATTGGTGGAAATCAAGAGATAATAGAAGATTTCATATATATTCTAAAAAACTAATTGAATTATATGATAAATCTAAAATAAATGGAACTCTAACATTAAATGAAAATTTAGCTGATTTAGGAGGAATGTCAATTGCATTAGAAGCATTAAAGAATGATATAAAAGATTACTCTGAGAAACAAAAAAAATATGAACTTCAGCAATTTTTTATTTCATATGCTGTTTCTTGGAGAACAAAAAGTCAAAAAGAAAAAGTTTTACAAGATCTTTTTATGGATAGACATTCACCAGCAGAACTTCGTGTAAATAATATTGTTTCACAAATAGATGAATGGTATGATGTATTTGATATAAAGGTTGCTGATAAAATGTATATAGCTCCTGAAGATAGAATACGAGTATATTAATTATTTCTTGATTTTCCATTTCTAGTTAAATTATGAGGAATACATTCAGCATTATCTAAATCTAATTTATGTAATATTGAATCTTGCTTATTATTTTTATTACCTCCTTTCTGTTGCATCTTTATTTTTCTTGTTTTTGTTACTCGCCTTCCTCCATTCTTTGCCATTTTTTTATTAAACTTCTTTCTATAATCTTCATATAATACATCTGGAACAATTCCTTTTATTTCTTCTGGATGTAGAACTCCTTGACATTGTGAAAACCAACATTTTCCAAATCTAGCATCTCCAAACTCTTTATTCATAATTTCAATAGCACGAGATAAATCTTTTTGACAAATAAAAATACCATTATGATCTAATCCACCATTTCTAGAATGATGAAAATGATAAGTTGGATTGTCTTCTTTTCCTTCATCGTCGTCCGCCATAATAATACAATCATGGTCTTTTGAATCTAACTTTGTTGGTAGAGTTCCTTCAAAAGGAATATTTGTATAATTTTTATTATTATTTTTTGTAGCATTTTTCTTGTTTTCAGGAAATTCTTTCACATTTATATTCCATCGTTTATCTTCTAGAATTTTCTTTATTTTTCTGTTTCTATTAAGTGGAGCATTAAATACTTCTTCAATCAATTCTTTTATAACATCATTATAAGATTTTTTATCTATATCTTCTTGTAATTCCAAGGCATATTCTCGTAGCCGTCTAAACCTTGCTGCTTTTTCTTCTGTTCCTCCTCCTCCAAATCCCATACAATTCGCATTATCAAAAAAAACTATATTATCTCCTCTATCTAATCTCGCTTGTATTTCTGGTTTGACACTAGCCAATGTTTTAGATGGAGCATTTGCTGATGATAATACATAATGTTTATGTTCTTTTGTTGGTCTTCCACAAATAGTACACCATTCTATTTTTTTCTCAGCTCCTTCATATCGCTGATAAACAAAAACATCATATAATTCTTTATGATAATAATGGTTTGTTGAAGCACAATTATGACTCATATACATACATCCTTCTTTTCTTTCGAGATATTCTAGACAGATAGGACAACAAGAATAATCATATGGTTGCTCAAAAAATATATCATATTTTTCAATATCACTTCTAGTTGAACCTTTCCATAGTTCTTCCTTAACAGGTTCTCCTAGTAACTCTAAAATTTCTGTATAATGTTCTTTATTTGTATCAAACTTATTACGTGCTAAATCTGCCGCTGTTTTACCTTTATCTGTTTTAATTGTTTTATCAGCTCCTTTATCTATTAAATATTTAATAGTATTAATAGTATTATTTTTATCTGCTGTATTTACAGCCAACATTAATGGTGTAGCATTTTCATTATTTTTAGCATTAATATCATTACCTTTTTCTAATAATATTTTTACATATGGTAACCCATGTGATAAAGTTGCCACATAATGTATTATTAAATTTTTGTCATTGTATTGTTTCAAATTTACATTTGCTCCTTTTTCAATAAATAAATCAAATATTTCTTTTTCATTCCGAAGTATTAATCCAACAATAGCTGATATTTTATTTTTAATATCAACCCACATATCTGGATTTGCTCCATTATCCAATAATACTCTATATACTTGTAATGGACTTTTATAATTAAAACAATAAGCAAAATATGTTTTATCATGTAGTATTTTATTTGGGTCAGCTCCTTTTTCTAATAATAATTTCATTTTATCTATATAAATATTTCTAATACTATCTAGTAAAGGTGTAATATAATTTACTTCTATATCAGGATTTGCTCCTTTTTCTAATAATAATCTTACATTATCAATATTATGTATTGAAAAAATAAGTGGTAAATCTCTAAATATTGTATTAGGATTTAATTTAGCTTCTAAAGCTGCTTTAACTATTGTAGGTTCATAATATATTTTATTAAATATTTCTGTTTGTTGTTTTCCTGTTAATGTAGATAAATCTTTATCTTTTAAAAAGTCGATTACTAATTTATAATATTCTCTTTTTCCTATAGATTTTTTTAAAAAATTAATAGTTTCTTCATATAAATCTTTTTTTGTTAAATCAGTTTTTGTTAATCCTTTTTCTGTTAAAAGTTTTATCATTTCTTCATTTGTTGCTATATCAAGTGGATTTAAACCATTCTCTTTATCTTGTAACTTTGCTGGAACTAACTCTAAAAGTTTTCGCAAATCATCAACTGTGGCTTCAGGGTTTCTTATTAGATTAAAAATATTATTTGCTTTTGTTACTCTTATACCTCCATTTTGAAATAAAAGCATCCTATTATTAAAGAATAATTAAATCTGATAGTCTGAATTTCTCATAAGAACCATCAGGCATATGACGCTTAATAATAAGAGGAAGTCTTCTTTGCTCTAGTTCTAGACGAGCAATATCTTGAACTTCTGTAATATATTCTGGAACTACAATATAAGGTCTTGCTCCTTGTGCTAACTGATTTGTTCGTAGTCCAAGAATTTTTGTCTTTTCAAAGATTGATAGAAATGGCATAGAACGATGAAAAGAATCTCCTTCAGATAAAGTTGTTCGTAGAGGAATAGAAGATTGTTCTTCTTCTTCATATTCAAGAACACATTCTGGATGATATTTTAATAGAGAATGAATTGGATCTGAAAAGAATGTTGTTTTTTCTTTTTCTTCAACTTCTCCTCCATCAGGCACATCTCCTTCTAGAGCATCAATCGCATCATCTAAATCTTCAACAATATCTACATCATCATCAATATCTGCGGATGCTAGATAATTATCTCCTTCCATTTTGCTTTCCTACTAATATATATAATTTCAATCCTTTAATTTTATTCGATTTTTGTAAAACGGTATAAAGTAATTTGAAGAATTCTATAAAGGAAAATGGAATCTACAAGCGATATTAAGATATATGAATCATTTGAAGATATGAATTTCCCCGATAATCTTCTTAGAGGGGTATATTCATATGGGTTTGAGAAACCATCTAAAATTCAACAGATGGCAATTGTTCCAATTAAAGATGGTAAGGATTTATTAGCACAAGCACAAAGTGGAACTGGAAAAACCTTTTGCTTCGTATCAGGTTCTATGAGTCGTATTGATGTAAATATTAATAAACCTCAAGTATTTGTTCTTGTTCCAACACAAGAATTAGCAAAGCAAATTTTTGAAGTAGCAAAAAATATTGGAAGTTTTATGCCTGTATCATGTTATTGTGCGACTGGTGGAACTCCAATTATGAATGATATTAAGGCGATTGAATCTGGAGTTCAGTTTATTGTAGGTACTCCAGGACGTATGTTTGATTTAATGAATCGCAATGTTCTTCTTACAACACATATCAAATCTCTTATATTTGATGAGGCTGATCAAATGTTAGAAGATCGTTTTTATAAACAAGTAATGTGTATTCTTGAAATTGGATTTCCTAATACAACACGTGTTGCTCTATTTTCAGCAACAATGCCTAAGGAAGTTATTGAAGTTGCAAATAAATTATTAGTAGATCCTATTCGTATTCTTCTTCGTCCAGAACAAGTAACATTAGAGGGTATTAAGCAATTTATGGTTGAACTAGAAAAGGAAGAGTGGAAATATGAAGTATTATGTGATATTTATAAACAATTAAATATTAATCAGGCTCTTATTTATTGTAATAGTCGTAAGAGAGCCGAATGGCTTGCTGATAAATTATCACAAGATGGTTATCCTTTATTATGTATTCATGGTGATATGGAAAATGGAGAGCGTCGTAAAAGAATGGAAGAATTTCGTTCTGGTAAAGTGAGAGTTCTAATTTCAACAGATCTTCTTGCTCGTGGAATTAATGTTCAACAAGTAAGTTTAGTAATGAATTTTGAACTTCCAATGAATCGTGAAAATTATATTCATCGTATTGGTCGTTCTGGTCGTTTTGGTAAAAAAGGTGTTGCTATTAATTTAATTTCTCCAAATGAACATAAAATGAAAGAAGATATTGAAACATATTATTCAACAAAAATGGTTGAATTACCTCTTGATTTATCAACAATTGCTCTTTAGTATATTATACTGTATTTCTTATATCAAACCGACATATAGGACAACGAACATTATTTTCAAAATGTTCTCTAATACACGCATCATGAAATGTATGACGGCAATAATTAATTCTTCTTATATTACCATCAATCATTGTTTCTTGACATATAGCACATACTTCAGTATTATTTGATAGTTCAACAATAGTTGTATTATTTATAATTTGTTCTTGACTAGGGCGAACTATAACTGGTTCTAGAAAATTAGAAGCATTTGTAGGTGGATATAATAGATTTACAATATTTGTTAATGGGCCTAGTAAAGTATTAATATCGTTAGTAGGTTGATTTATTGGAGTAGTTGGTAATGGCAGTAGAGTATCATCTGTTCTAAATGTAAATCTAATTTGATTAGTATTAGTATGATTTCGCTGAGTTTGTCTTCTTGCGCTAGAGAATAAATCAAATCTATTTCTTGTTTGAGAGCGAATATATTCTAGTAAATCATTTACAGAGCGAAAACGACTATTATCAGCATATAAGATATCGGGAAAGTAATTATGTAAATCATCTAGTAAAGTAATATTATAGTAGTGTTCATAATTTGAAGACATTTCTATATTTTTAAATAGTTTTTAAATTTTAATTTTTTCCGTTTTTTGAAAAAATTAAAATTTATTTTTAAAAAATTAATATATTAAGATATAATGGAAGGAACTGGAGGAATTGTAAATGTAGGTTTTACATGTTATGCTAATTCTGTTCTTCAAGCATTTCGTCATTGTAAAAATATTGAAAATCTCTTTAATGAAAATAAATATACAACTCTTTTAAAAGAATCTAAATATAATAATCTTACAAAACAATTTGCAAATCTTGTTCAAAATCTTTCAAAGATTAATACAAATTCTTCTATAAAACCAAATGGATTTTGGTATGAATTTGAAAAAGCAGTAGATAATAGTTGTTTTGAACATCTACAAACTAGACAACCACATGATGCTCATGAATTCTTAATGTTTCTTCTAGATTCTCTTCATGAATCTCTTTCAAGAAAGGTTGTAATGAATATTACAAAATGTAATCTTATATCTGATAAACAGAAATGTCATCAAAAAAGTCTAGTAGCGTGGAAAGAACAATTTGAAAATAATTATTCTCCATTTGTGGATATGTTCTTTGGGCAATTCCATATTCAAATAACATGTGAAAATTGTAAAAATGTATCTCATAAATTTGATTGTTTTAATACATTAAAAGGAGTATTTAATGAAAATCATTATCCGACATTAATTGAATGTTTAGAAGCAGATTTAAATGATGAAACTCTTGAAAATTATGAATGTGATAAATGTAAGCCTAATAAAACAATTGCTACTAAAATTACAAAAATCTGGAAACTACCACAAAATCTTATTCTTGTATTAAAACGTTTTACATATGATGGAAAAAAAATTAATACTCCGATTAAAAATATAGAAGAACCTATACATTTAGAATCATTATTTTCAGAATATTCTCCTAATAAAATAAATTCAAATCATTTTATTTTCAGAAGTATGGTGGATCATCATGGAAGTATTTCTGGAGGACATTATACTGCTCAAGCAAAACATAGAATTAATATTTCATGGTTTGTATATGATGATACAAGTGTTCATGATATTGATAATTATTCTATTGGTAGTTCATCATATATTCTTTTCTTAGAGAAACAGTAGAATGTCTCTATGTACTCGTAATAGATGGGGACAAGGATCTGGAAGTAGTTGTTCATATACTCCTAAAACAACTGAAGCAAAAGAAATGGAAGATAAATTTAAAAAAATGATGGAAGAACGAAATAAGTTAGATACTATATGGATAAAAACTACATCCAATAATAATACAAAAATGGACAAATAAACATATTTGTAAAACCTTTTTTTCGAATCGCTAAATGGAAATTCACATGTTCCGCACATACTGGATAATTATATCCAGAATTATGTTTGTAGAATATATTATCAATATAGATTCCTAATCCACAACCATTATAATGAGTTTGATTTGCACTAGGTTTTTCTATTTCAAACTTAGAATAGAATTCTTTTAATTCATCAGTAATATCTGCTGAATAAAAGCAATCTTTTATGACATTTGCTCTATATATAGCAAGTCCTCCAAAAGCAGATATCACTGGTATTAATGGTTGATTCGGTTCATATTTATTTTGTATTTTTGCCATATGTTCATTTGACCAAAAAGTATCACCAAGAATTTCTGGTCCAAACGGAAGATTTTCACTTCTAAATACATATCCATCATAATAATGCCCATTTCCTTGAATACCATTGGCAAATAATACATGTATATCTTTTATTGTATTCATTTGTTCTAAAATAGCAGTAATAACATTCACATCTGGAGGAATTTTAATATCTAAATCCATCATTATAACAAAATCATCATTTCCTAATCCTTTTTCTTTTATCATTTCTAGCAACTTATTTCTAGCAAACGCTATTTTATGAATTCTACAACCTTCGTTTTTATAAGTTCTGGCTGGAAAAGAAAAAAAGAATTCTTCTGGATACTCTTCACATTTTACTGAAACAAAATCAAAACTTTCTTTTAAATTATTTAAAACTTCTTTTGTATTATCAGTACTATTATTTTCATACAAACATACTTCTAATGTAGGAATCACTTCTTTTAAACTAAATATAAATTTAAATATTGGACCAATATTTGATTCTATATTTCTTACAATCCCTCCTAGAATTACTTTCATTAACTTAAAACAAAAACTATTCTTTAAATAAATGGTAAAAGAAGATGGCTCTAAAGATGCGAAGCAATGCCCATGGTGTAGTCGTTGGTGTTTAAAAGATGCTGCTTGTGATTATATCTTTGCTTGTGGATTAGATACAAGAGATGGTTTTATAAAAAATGCTGGTTGTGGAAGAAGTTGGTGTTGGGTTTGTGGAAAGAAATATTGTAGTCAGTACATAGATATTTCTACAGGACAAAAATTGGCTTCTGCGAAAGACAATCATAATCCATTTTGTTGCAAAGAAGAAGTAGGATTTAGTGAGGAAACTTATTGTGAAGGAGGACATAATCCTCATTGCGGAAGGCGATGGAATAAGTAATTATTAATTCACTCCTAGAAGTTTTTTAGCTTTTTTCATACTTTTCTTTTGTTTTTCTATATTTTTCTTTTTTCCAGTTAAAGTATGAACAACAAAATTTCTTTTTGGAGAATTATGTATTTTTTTGGTTTTACTAACAGATAATCCTCTTCCTTTCTGTTTTCTACGACCGCCACTAACTTTTGGAATAAACTTAATAGGAATTAATTCATACACATCTCTATCAGAACCAGCTTGACAATGATCTGCTGATATTATATCAACTTGCTGATGTCTTCCTCGTAATCCAGTGCCAGTATAATCTTTTAAAATAGAATCATATGATGCTGTATGTGCTAAATGTTTATCTGTCTTTTTTAATTCATAAGCTCCATATGACATTTCTGTTGCTTGAAGCATATCGCCATAGGATATAGCAAAATTTCCAGAAGCACGTAATAAATAATATGGTGTATCAAAATGAAGATTTTCTCTATAAGGGGCTCCTTGTAACTTTGTTTTACATTCAAATATTAAATTCTCATTCTTTCGTAAATCTTCTACAAATACTTCCTTTGGATATTGGAAATAAAAATTAGCAGCTTTAAAAACAAGCATAGTATCATCTAATTCAAATGGATTTACATCTACCTCATCTACTTCTCCATAATCATATACTTTTAATATATTGTTAGTATGTATTGTTGTAGGTTGTTTAATTCGCATAACAGCTGTTCTAGAAAAATCAATTTCTTCTTCTACTTCTTCTTCATCATCTACACCTACAATATTTGGAAATGCCTCTTGTTGAGTAGCCATATTATTGATAGGATATTCTTCTACACTAACATTATTATTACTAGAAGCACGTGATTGTGCTTGTGCCATTCTTTCAGCAAATGATAATCCATTATTTTGAAATCTTCTAATTTGTGGGATCATTCCATCATCATTATTTTCATTATTATTAAGATTTCTTCTAGCCCTTGCTCTTCGTAAAGGTTGTACTGATCGAGGTATATTTGTATAATTTTGTGGAAGTCTTTCTGCTCTATTTGGAGTTCTATTATCTTCCATCTATTATGAAGAATATACTATTTGAAGATTTATATTTATATTTATATTTATCAAGAATACATTCTTAAATGAGATATATCTTTATCATCATCTTTTTTCTTTAAAAAAATATCTATATGTTCTTTCTTTAAAGTAAATGGTAAAGTAAAATTTGGAATATAGAAAGGCATATCCTTTGAATTAAAAATACGTAACATATTAATCTTTTGAACAACTTGTTCAATACATCGTTTAAATTCACGCACACCGGGTTCATCTTTTGCATATTTATCAAGAATATATTGAATAGTAAAGAAATTATTCAATAT